GATGCGCTCCGGATGAATATGATGATCTCATATCAGGAACTTGTTCGCACCTTCCCTAAGTAATAGATACGCTCGCCTGTGATATCCCATAGTAGTTTTGCCGCCTGACAGAACCACAATTCAGCATCTGATGCGTTATCAGCGAAATCAAGTGAACCGTAGTTATCAATGGGTACGTTTACTGGCCTGTTGTGCCAACGTTCATTACGCCCCATCAGATAACCACCCTCTGATACAGGGTTCTTTGTGGCGTAGTTGAATCGGTAATTACCGTTTATAGACGTGTCCTTTAGCTGTACTGTACCAATCTGACTTGTTAGCCCTTCTGCCAGTACATCACCATTGCTGTCTACCTTGCGGCCTGTACGGTCAACAATCCAATCAACATCATAGGTAGGGGCTTTAGTATCCCAATCAATGCTATCTTCACTGGCTAACCATGCGTAAGCAGTTGCGTTAACCTGGTTCCAACCAAGCCCCGCCCTTTCTGGAAAGGCAAACCACACCGCATCGAGGTATTCACCGTAGTTAGGTGAACCATGAGGTATCTGTGTTTGTCCGTTTGTCCAGTTGAACAAAACGCCCTTAAACCCGCCGTGAGTTGGATACTCTGGATCTAATGGGTAATGTGCCAGTACTGGAGCCTTGCCATTACAGATCCAGTTACAACGCAATGAACCGTTAGGTGGATCGGGGAACGCTACACCACGGAAGAACGCCATGTGATAGGCGTTGAAAAAGTCTTTAGCACGTTGTAGGTAGTACGGTTCTTTGGTTGCCTGATACGCATAGATAGCACCAAGAATTGCTAAGGATTGTCCTTCTGTGGTTGCGTCACCGTCCGGTTGTGCTTCCCATCCCGTTTCCGCTATAAAATGCCTGTTGTTACATATAACGTTTTGTGCGTTTAGTACATAGTGATCTGTTTTATTATCATTAACTAAACCCGTATTACGTTCTAAAAATTTCCAATGCCCTTCAATCATCTGTTGGGCATTGCTGATATTTTGTTTTCTTATCATTCTTGTAGATCCGCCATTAGTAAGGAGCCGTACCAGGTACTTCCTCCATCTATTGACAAGAATTGAATTACATCAATTGAATCTTTCGTGAAGGTTAATACTGGTTCACGCCCATAAGACCATTTAACATTAGAAGGCCATGAAATTTTATTTGCCCCTGTTCCTTGTGTTAACAACATCGTGATAGTTTGACTGTTTAAGTTACTTCCACTCGCATTTATAACACTGAGTTGTGTTACTGGTGCTGTAAGAGTTGCTTTGAAAACACGCTTACCATCAGACATATCAAGTTCTAATGTATCTTCTACGTTATTTATTGTCAGAAGGTCTTGAGTGATAGTTACTTTGGTATCAATGTTCGCTTGTAGTGCGGCATCTTTGGCATCAATTTGTGCTTTTGAATACGTTCCAACATCGTTATAGTTCAAGGTTACGTTACTGTTTAAAGCATAACCGTTAATCGTAGTGATACGTAACGCGAACAATCCGTTGCTTTCAGTACGGGAATATACATCAATAATATCTGCTGCTACTAATTGAATGTTAGTACCAGATAATGGCTTGTTATTGATTAAGAACGTCTTAGGCACATAAGTACTATTACTATATGCTAAAGATGCCATATCAGTAAGTTGTGCTGCCGTTAGTGTGATATTGCTACTTAAAGGCAATCCGTTAACAGTAACTGTTTTAGCTACAAAGGTATTATTAGCCTGTGTCTGTGAATACACATCAAGTATATCTGCCGCTACTAAGTTCAACGCCGTTCCTGATAATGCGTGTCCGTTTAATTGAAACACTTTCGGTACTACGTTTGAATCAATGTAGGTCTTAGAGTAAACATCACTAATATCTGCTGCTACCAGAGTAATGTTAGCTGTAAGTGCTTTACCATTGACAGTACGTGTGATTGGTACGTAGTTACTGAGATCGGTAGCGGCTGCCGCACCAAGTTCTGTTAGCGTTGGTTTATCAGCACTGGTGTAGACCTTGTACCATGCCCCGTTACTTGCTGTTGAGAAGTTACGAAAGTTGAGTACTGGCGTACCGGTTTTGCTCATTACCAATTGAGTACCGTTAGAACCATCAAGGTTAGTGATACCCAACATATCAACACCTGTTGGTGCGTTGGCTGCTGCGATCTTAACGAATGAGTTACCGTCACGGCCTTGATAGCTTGGAAACTCGTTACCGTTCGAACCAACACCCCAATCACCGCGATAGAGTTCAACTACTGATTCATCAAGAATACCTGCTGATACCTGGCTTTCTGGTGTGAATACGTATGAGCGGGTAACAACCTGATCCATATCCGACGTATCGGAAACGCTGGATAAGTAACCGTTGTAAAGCACATAGTTTACGGTAGTATCGTTTGAACCTTCATCAAGCATTTCTACCTTGACCTGTACTAATTGCTGAGAATCAACAACAGAATCAAGTACGGCGTTTTCACCTGGAATATAGTTAACTGAAATAGTCATATCACCATATGAACTATCACCCGCTACTTTAGAGGTGTAAGTACTATCATATGTTTCTACAGTTGAAACAGAACTTGATTCACTAAAACTTGGAAATGCTGAAAGGTTTTCTACTTGAACAAAAGTACGGGCATTTGGATCAACGTTGGTTGTATCGGTATTAATCCATACTGTAGTTAGATTCCCTAAAAATATTTGAGCCATAATTATTCCCCATAGCTAAAAGATAGAGTTTGCGTGTGTACATAAGCGGTTTCCGTTGCTTCGGCTTGAGTAGTCATTAGGCTATCTTCAATACGGATATTGAATAATGGCATTGGAAGTTGCTGGTTTAGTTCATCAAAGAAACCAGATGTATAAAGTGCTTCAAGAATCTTTTCTATTTCATCTGAAGCACTTTTAAATGATTGTCCGACAGCTACAAACTCAACTCGAAATTCACATAAATTTCTAATAGTTGAAGGTACGATTTGATTGTTTACAATTTTATTTGCTTTAGCTATCTGTGTACGTTGCACAGAAGAATCACCAATGTAAACGATTGTAGTATTATCTACTGATGCTTTTGATGGATATTGTAAATTAACAATCACTGCTAATTTATTAATCAAATACTTTCTTATTGTATAGTCTGCCGTGAACATATTATATTTCCTCTTCTAAATCGATCTTGCGAATATAGTGATAGTTAGAGATACCGCTTGTATCATCATCTATTCTATTTACTAGGTATTCGGTATTATCAATTGTGAAGGTACTATTTAGTTTGATTCCTGACTTGGCACTAAAATATGTTACGGTAGTTTGACTATCATCGAAAAAAAGCTCGTCTTGTTCAAAAATTGCGGTAATCGTTATTGATACACCATCTTGAACAATGACGAGCTTTTCACCAAAAGCATTTAATAGATACTCTATTTGCGAGTTACTAAGAAATGCTCTCATTTGTCATACCTGTATTAAGCTAGGTTTAGTACTAGGAATGCTTCATCGTGTGCTAGAGCATGAGATTGGAAGCTGAAAGTACGTAGAACGATACCCATAGAGTTACGTTGAGTTGTATCATCGCGATCCATAGTTACTGAACCCCATTGAGCCATGATGATATTTGACCAATCGCCAAACACAATAGCACCAGCGGCAACTTGAGTAGATTCAATAATACGTACTGAATCAGCTAGAATACCGTCACCCATATAGCCTTGTAGCAAGTACTTAGCAGCGGTGTTAGAACCATCTAGAGTAGTACGCAATACAGCAGCGGTAGTAGGATGTACAATAGCAACTACATTCTCAACACGGACGTTAGCAGCAGCTAGAGTAGCTAGAGCACTAATAACATCGGTTTTGGTTAGAGCAGCAGTTAGGGTTACTTCTGGAGCCTTAGCAACAACATCAGCAAGAATTAGACGTTCTAGTTTTAGAGCAGCACCCTTAACCATCGCGTCTTGAATATACTGTTCAGCAGTACTAGCAGATTTGATTAGAGTACGAGTTAGTTCAACAGAACCGGTAAAGATTTCTGGCTTTAGAGTAATCTTTTCAAAAGCAGCGTTATAAGATGGTGATGGAGCACCTTCAGTAACATAACCAAAGTTATCAGTGAAATCAGCAGATAGTTTAGGTAGAACTAGATTACCTTCACCTTCTAGATATGCGAATACTTGTACAGGTAGAGTAGCAAATACTGACTGAGCACGTAGCACATCAATATAAGAATCTGCGTATACTTCTTTAACTAGAGCAGCACCGCCAACAGTAGTAGAAGTACGGACGAAATCACCTGCAGGGATTTCAGTTTTACCAGCAAAATTACCTTCACTTAGTGAACGAATTAGGCCATTTAATACGGATTTTTCAATTTTGATTTCCTTATCATGATTAGGATTTGTTTTTGTATTTAGTGTGCGTTTGAAGTCCTCAACTGAAATTCCATTTTCAATTGCTTCAGACACATCAATATTTAGAACTACGCCGATTGATTCCAATTCACGTTTACGTTCTACTTCATCGGTAGAATCTTCTGATTCAGAATTGGCAGTACTTTCTTGTACTTCTTCGCGTTTTTCTTCAACTTCGATTTTATTTATCATTTGTTCAAGCAAGTCTGGACGATTAGCCATTAGTGCTAATAGTTCTTCATCGCTCATACGTACTTCTTCTTCAGATTCTTCTACTTCTTCTTGTTCAGTAATTTCTTCTTCAGATTCAAGTTCAGTACTAACTACTTCTGATTCATCTTTGATTTCAGGTTCAGTTCTTTCAATTTCTTTTTCATCTTCCATGATCATATCCTTCTGGTTGTCATCATTGTTATTTATCAATGAGCGACCAACTCCGGCGGATACATCGGCTGGCACTGTTACTAGTGATATTTCATATGGGGTGAAATGAGTTACATAGATAATGTTTCCTTCAATACGGTAATCATTAACTGTGTAACCAAAACTAATATGTGTTAATACACCTTCATTGATTTGTTCCCATTCCTTTTCCGAAGCATTGGAAATCTGTAATACAGCACGGCCTACCTTGTCTGAATCAATACGTGCCGCTAGTACTTTGCCAATCAAATGATCTCGGTCATGATTAAAAAGTACTGCCCCTGAATTGTTCAAACGCGATAGGTCTGCATTTTCTGGATTACATAGAAGTACTTCGTTATATAACCTTCCTTCTATTTCACGTGCTACAGGAGTTTCAGAGCAAAAAGCAACTTCAACGGTACGATTATCAGAATTAATCGCCGTTGGTAGGGTTAATTCCCTCGTCTGGTTTTTGATTTTCATTTAGAACTTCCTTGTTCATATTTTTCTCATTCTCTATTTCTTGAAGTACAACACGTGGATCACCGCCCATTTCACTAATTACCTGTGTACGGGATTTCAAACCAGCATCAATAGCAGCTACTTCACATTGAATATCCTTCAATGGATCAAGTGAAATAGGTTTAGTAGGGATATAACGAGCACATACAAGATCATCGAAATCAGAAAAACTTAATTTCAACTTACTATTATTTAGCATTTCATTCTTTAACCAAGCTGTATAAATTGGCTTGAGTACTTTATTTATGAGTACATTAGTTCGAGTACTGAAAGTTGTAGCTTGTAGGCGTTCGGCAAGTTTCGCAGCACTAAATGACGCATCAGCAGTACTTCCCATTAGGGATTGCTTAGTGACGTTTAAGCCCATTGAAATATTATCAAATAGTACATCTGTGAATTCTGCTATACCGTCAACACCATTACGAGGATCAACTGATTTAACATCTTGATTAGCATTTAATTCAAAGATTGCACCAGGTTCTAAGTACTCGTTATAAATCGCTGTATCTTGTTCACCTTCATCTAGTGCTAATTCTTTGTTACCGCCATTATTGGTAATGAATGTGGTTACACTGGCTGAGATACGTTTAGCAAGTAATGCCGCTTCCTGGAAGTTCTTTAGGTCTGCTAATACTTTAGTACTGGCAATTAGATCCGGTATACCGCGTTCCTGTGTAGCATCATCCATAACAAAGTAATGAAGGATTTCACTTGCTGGTACAACTTCATAACTAGTAGCATCATATGTATATGTTACTGGATTATATTTAGCGAAATAGTAGTTTACAGGTTGACGGTACTTGTTATATTCAATTCCATTACTAATATATCCATCTGCCAGTACTGCGTTATTCAACTGAGTCAATCTAGCAGAATCAATAATTTCAATCTTGATAGAACGGTTGAAATTATGAATACGTACAAACGCTTCACCATCACGGCAACGATGTTTTTCTAGTACTTGTGCGAATAGATCAAAAGTCATTGAACCATCAATAGAGAATTTATTAGCATCATATGCCCATTTATCAAAAATATTTTCTAATTGTTGGTTAATGGTATGTTTGGTTTCTTCATCGGTATCAATATCTACAGAGGGTTTTACATAGATACCATTACTGCCTACAACACCATCTACAGAAAGCATCATATACTTTCGTGCGATTGGGTTTACTAATGTTGCATCACGTGATTGATTACGCCATTCTGATAGATGCCATTTAATGATATTATTAATACTTATTGAAGTTGTACCGACACCAAAGCCGAAAGCATTAATACCATTACTTGTTGTACGGATCTGGTTTAAATCACGCTGTAGTGTTTTACCAACATGTTCTCGGACTTCATTTGTTTTCTGTACTGGTTTTGGTTGTTCAGGTTGTTTTTTCTTAAACCACATTAGCGAGTACCCCAACGATTTGGATAGTTAGGATCTCGGAATACAGTCATACTCTTAAATGGTTTACTTGAACCAGATGTAGATTGACCATTCATTTTAGCCCATAGAGAATTAGCACGTTCAATATAACGAGTACGGATTGCTTCTAAGTTTGCTAATGACTCACTAACTAGAGTTTTATTATTAATTGTAATGCTGTAGTTAGCACCACTTTGTATTTTTGCTTCAATTACCGCTTCGATTTCTTCAATCATCTTACGAATACGTGCGTATTCTTCAGTATGTTTTGTTGGATCGACTACTTCACAGTGGGAAGTACTGGCAATGCCATTAGTAATAGTTGTACAGAATAGCTTTTCTGAAGCAACGCTAGTTTCAAAGGTGATAGCAAATGAACCTTCACTATCACTATTACTGTTATCTAATGTAATTGAATTACCAGTACTGACATATGAAATAACGAAAAGTGTTTTAGCAGGAATTGTTACAAGATAATCATATGGGTTTGAAACCATATAAATCTTTTCTGGTAAAATTGCCATTGGATATCCTTATCATTTTACGTTTTTCCAAACCAGTTTGAACCCACACCAGTACGCCTAGAACGTCTGGTACTTTGGGTATGTTGTGATTCTTCTGGTTTATTTATCTTTTGTGGTAATGATTTGGCTTTATGTTCGCGTAGTTTTCTAAACGGTTGCGTACCTAATTGTGATTGGGAATACACGATTGCGATCATTCCATAGACCAGACAATCTAGAGCCTCGTTTCTCTTCTGCCCTTTCTTTAGTCGCCATACTAACTTACCACCAGCAGGTTTTAGTTCTTCAGAGGATAATTGTTCAAAGTAATCTGATGGTAGAGTACTGGAAAAGCGTAATTGTATTGGTGCGTTCCCTGCTTCAGTACTGAGCATCAAGTTTAAAAGTTTACGTATAGTATTCTTTTGTTCATGCACATTTAGGATCTGTAGTTTATATCCCGCTTGTGTACTCGGTTTGAATAAATCACTTGTAGTACTACTAGACCCCTTAATAGGATGATACTTAGCCCAACGTGCGGTAAACTTCTTAACTGTATCTGTAGCGTTACCGTTCGATGAATCTACGAATACAGCAAGTGTAGGTACTATTCGACCGTCAATGCTTCGGAAATCTTGACGACAAAACTGATCTAAGTCCTTCCATGCTTGAGATTCAATCTTTGTACAGTCATGACCATAGAAGAATTCATGACCAAGTACGTAAATGTTCTTTTCATCAAAGCCTAATACAGTAGCTTCCAGGCGATCTAATTGTTGGTCTACTGCTATTGTTATGCCTAAAGTACTTTCAGGTATTTTATGTAGATTAAATTCATCTTCACGTAATGATTCCAATCGAAGTATATCTAGTTCTTTTGCGTATTCATCTTCATATGGTAATCCCAATTCATTATTATAAAACGTTTGAAGATTGAAATTATAAAGAGCATCGGCAAACTTACTAACCATTTCAGAAATAGTATTCAATGGGGAATACATACGTGATATTTGATAGCCAACTACACCCGGATCACCATCAGTACTAGTAGCTATCCATCGACCGTTATCAATCATTTGGTGGCGTGTATGTTCGTCTATCTCTTCCTGGCAATGAGGACAAATTAAACGGGTAGTTGTACTGTCTGGTATCGCTCGCCCGTTTTCAAGTTGCTTAAATTCAAAGGCTACTTGTTCCCATTCAAAAGTATACTCATGACCGCAAGTGTGAGTAACAAACCAACGGCGTTTATCGGATAAATTATATTCTGAGTTAATTAGATCATCTTTATATAATGGTGTACTTGAAATCACTACCAGAGCATCATCACCGAAAGTACTTGTTCGTGCTTCGGATAATTTGATAGGATTGCCCTCCTCTGTAATACCAACATTTGATACTTCATCTAGTAGTACTACACGGCAAGTAATACCACGTAGGTTCCCTGGTGTATTAAGGTTTAACCAATAAACGAAAGTACCGTTTACCATTTGTGTTTGTTTGGCGTTATTGGCAGCGTTCTTATCATTCTTGTCTGTTACTAGTGGGCTAAGTACTTCACTAGTTTCAATAGCTGGTAGAAATTTACCATCCTTGAATTTCTTCACTTCAGATTCAGAACTACTACCAAAAGCAAAATTACATGGATCATTTGCCATAAGGTTAAATGCTATTGATTGTAGTACTGTAGTTTTGAGAAGTTGAGAACATGATTGTAGAACTATCTTTTTTGTACTTCTTTGTTGAGCAATATCCATTGGTTCTCGTTGGAAACTAAATGGAACCCAATCAAGCCCCATATTCGGTCCATCTACAAACTTAACTACACCATTACTAATCCATTCACTCGTTTTCTGTATCTTCGGAGGTTGTATCGTCGGGAGTACTCTCTGTAGTACTTTCGTTAATTTCTTCTTGTTCGTTTCCATCTTCTAGTATTTCTTCATCCGTGGGTAGTTCAAATTCCATGCTTCCTAGCTGGAATAAAGTACTATCAATATGTTGTTTTAATATATCGCGTAAATCTTTAGCGTCTGTCTGAGCAAATAGCTCTAAGTAAGTTTTACTTGGGATTGCCCTCATCGCGGTTTTAACTTGGAATAGATATTCTGTTAGTACTTGTTCAAGATATTCAGTACTAACTACTGTTCCATGTTTCATCTGTAATTCAAGTTCTGATAAAGCTGCCTCTGCCTTTAGTTTACGTAGGCGTTCTTGATCTATTTGTTTGCGTGTATCTGTATTACGCAATGGTAGAATAATGTTCTGTACTATCCATGCTCGTGTATCAGCTTCTTCAGTACCTTCACCAATAGGCATACCGTTTGCTTTCCATTGGCGTACCGTACTTTCATCATATCCGTACTGTGCCGCTAATGACCTTAAAGTAATCATAATTTATCCTCTTTTCTGTTAAAGTATTTATCCAGTATGCCGATAACAATCTTTGTTTAATTTATGGAATTTTTTATGACCTATAAAGCCGATGCCATAACAGTTAGAACAATAATGGACCAGTTCATTCAAAATGAAGGTGTAAAAGCCAGACTTAAGATGATTCTTGAAAGGGATAGAAATGACTGGGAGAAATGGTTACAAGTTGAGCTGGAGTACTTCATTACACAAACTGAAGGTATTCAGGTAGAAAGAGAAATTGAGGCGTTTCCAGATAATCGTATGTTGCGTGAAAGGTATAACATGTTTATCGATCTCGCTATCAGAAAAAAACGTACTCGTTTAAATTCCTACATCTTTCTTGAATTAAAATGCTCTCGTAATGTACAAGCATTAATTAATGGTTTTGAGAAAGACATACAAAAAATTAATGCTATTAAGAAATGTATTTACGATACAAGATCATTTTGGTGTGTAGGTTTTCATTTGAATTGCTCACCTCGTAGCGTGGCAAAGATAAAGAGCTATATTGATGAATGTGATTATGGCTATCATGAAGTCATCAAACTTTGCGATTGTGGCGAAGAAGTAGATTGTGATTGTGTGGATAGTAAAATTGGATTCGCCGTTATTTAGTACGGTGCGGGTATGATCATTTCCCTCACATACAAATGATTATATCCGCTGCCGAAAACTCGCTTTGTTCAGATAATATTTGGAGTACCTTTTTTATAATTGCCTTTTCCCTCTGACTGACATAATATCTGTTATGTCTATTTATAATCCGGAGAGATGAAGTGGATTGGTATAATTACACTGGCAACTTAGCTGATTGGGTAATGGCTTGTGCTGCGTTTGGCGGTTTTCTTTTAGCAAGAGATTACTTTTCTGACATCATAAAAAAAGATGGTTATGAACTTTTAAAAAAATTACATCTTCAATTGATACCACAAGTTGAAAAAAATCTTAATCTCTCTTCTTTAAATTTACTAGAACTCAACGTTCCTAGGTATCTAAGGGGTGAGAATGGGGTCATGCAGGACGAAGACGAAGAAAGTAATCTACGTAAAGAATTAGAGGAAGATCTCATTGATTTAAAAGAGCGATTAAGTAAAAGCTATAAACTTGATCGCGAGATTATGAGCATTCTAAATGATATAGAAATGTATGGTTGGCATATAAAACCTAAAAGTAAAGAAACATTGTTAGAATTACTGAAAGCCTCCAAGAAAACATTTGTTCATGTACATAATGTCGTATTATCACTTGAACACATTCTTTCACGTAATGAGCCGGATTTTTTACCTCCTAATCTTAACACTCAGAACATTAAAGGAAGCAATCTACCTCTTTCTTTTCGTAGTACTGAAAGTTTATATATGATGCTATACAAATCGCAAAAGGCTTTATTAAAGCCAGAAATAGAAACACCATACACTCGTGCTTTAGAACTTCATCAAAAATACTTCAGCATTGGGAAACACTTTAAACTATATTATTTTTATAAAAAATAAATCTTATAATTAGAGCACATTTAAAAGCCCTATAGATTCTCACTCTATAGGGCATAATACTGAAATTTTGTATTACTTCGCTACCACCTTCCAGCGTCCACCAGGCTTTGTTATCTCATATTGGTACTGATCATCACACCATACATCAGCACGGCCTGAGAAGTTGGCGGTACTAAAGGTAGTGACCTTATCGCATGTGTAATCACGCTGGATAAGAGCCTGAGCGAAATCCTTAGCATCCTGTAACTCTTGCTCTGTGAGCTGGTTAGATGGTTCTTCGGCTTGTGTTTCATGCTTGTCATCACCACCCGCGAGTTTGATTATTAGTGCGATCAACACCAATACAACAGCTATAATCCTTCCCATTATTAAACCCTATAGATTATCTGTATTTTATTTTTCATCAGTCCTTAATGAATTGTTGTACTGAATACCCTACCTCGCCCGAATGACCGAACGACACGAACCCATGATCCATAACCTGTACGTTACGTATCGTCATTGGTTCTTCAACCGTAACGCAACTACCAGCTTTGACCATCTTCAACATCACACCCTGATCTTTAGTCGAGATAGCACTAATCATCTTCATCAGATTGCCGTAGCTGTCGCAGTAAAAACCATCAGAGATAGTAGCGGCCTGTGATGAACCTGCCATGAATAGTACTGCCAATATTATTTTTTTCATTTTCTTCCTTATAAGCTACAAGAAATGATAGTTAGGAAATGAACAACAGATTTCCCATCATGGATAGTATCGGCCTTAAGTGGAATTTCTTTACTTACATGCGAAATGAATAGCAGAAAATCAGTACTGAGGATTCTTGTAGGTAGCTTCACGCCACACCCACACCTTTAACAAACCTACCCACCGTGGGGGGCGTGAGGTTGTGAGTGTACTTGATTGCGTTTACAGTGGTAAAGTACAATAATCGATCAAATGATTTAGTTGTGGGTTTTATCAACAATGGAATTAAAAAAAACAAACTTAGTATTATTGGGAATCAATATAGTACTGTTTATCGTTGCAATCTTAGGGAAGGTGCGAATAAGCAGGTCATTTCTTCCCAAGCTGACTCGCTGATTAA